GGAGCTACTCCTAATTTTAATGGTCAATATTCTACAACAAATTTATTTGTTAATATTACACAATCATGGAATGGATCAATAGATACCCAAGTTGGTATTGTTGATTTCACTCATGATACTCAAGAAGAATTTATTAATGGAGAATACAGTGGTTCAGGTATAGAGGTATCTCATCAACGATTAATTGGTGAAGATTGTATTCAACTTTTAAATGTTAGTACTGTTCCTGTAAATTATAAACCATACTTTTATGTAGCAATTTCTTCAACCTATAAATCATCTCCAACTTCTAGTTTTAATTCTACAATAAATAGTTTTTTAAATTCTAATACATCCCCAAATTCTGGGGAAGTATATCTATTAAGTAAACAATATCCTTTACAAGGATATGGAGGAAAAGTAGGTGTATTTCGAAAAGTTACTAATATTAAAGTTAATAGATTTGATGAACAAGGAAATGATAATACTTTATCTTTACAAGAACTAAATTCATTAAGAATTCTATTTAGTGATTTAGGAACAGTTGATTTTCCAATTTTATCAATTACAGAATACCCAACATACTATTTATATTCTACTGAAAAATTACTACCATTTAACAGTACTAAATCCGTAGATAATAATATACTAAACCATAACTTCAGTGCATCGGCATACACAACCTCAACTCTAACCATCCCAGCAGCAAGTGCATGGTCAGGATCAGGATTAATCTCATCAGTAGATATTCTTTCATATTTTGATTCAACAACTAGTAGATATACATATGAAGATACTCCTAATATCTCAATGTCATTTTCTGCTTCTTTTACTACATCTACTGGATTAGATGGGTATTTTGGATTATATAAAATATCAAACAATTCAGCAATTACAATAACTAGAATTCAACCTCCAATTTCTCCTGGAACATATACAATATCAGCGTCTTTATATCCAATTGAAAATGATATATATGAATTACGTATAGATAATAGAGATGCTATTTTCTCTACTACTGTAAGTAATATTCAGTGGCAGTTTACTCAATCTGCATCTCCATATGGTCCTATATCTAATTTGACAGTTTTAAGTCCATATCTAACTGAAAATTTTAATTATAGCGATTGTAATGTGTTATTTAATAATGCCACTAATTTAGAATATGATCCTAATTTTTACAAAGTAAATTACGATACTGGATTATTAATACCAACCAATCAGGAACAAATTTTAGAAGGAACAGCAGAACTTGCTCCTGTAAAACCATATAACTATTCATTGAATGCTCAAATACTTCCTAGATATGTAGGAGTAAGATATTCATCTGATGGAGTTAATAATCCATCTACTACAAATGTTAAATTAGAATCATCATTTGATAGAGCAAATTATGGTACATTTACAAACGAAAATAATGCTCCCGTTAAAAGTCTAAAAACAGCATTAGCATATATTGATTGGTGGGGAGGGTGGCCCCCAGAAAAAATGAATGCCTCCGGTGCTCACATTAAATATATCATAGATGAAAACGGAGAAACTATTACTCCAAATATAACAAACTATTCATTATATACAAATCAAGGTACATTTGTTTCTAATGAAATGGTTGATGTTGCCAATATTAATCAAACTACACCCACTAATGCAACTCGAAATATATTTAGAGGAGCAACACGAATAGAACCTATACTTTATAATCAAATAAGACATTATGAAGACGGCCCTATGACTTTTTCAGGTAATATTCGCTTTACTGATCGCAATCCTTTATCTGTAGATACAATAAACGATTATACTCTTACTTTAAGACCAGATACTTTTTACCAAATACAAAATAATCCTGAACCAAATTCAGGAATATTTAATAATGTAATTGTTGCTAAAGGAGTAAACATTGCTGGTGAAACAGGCAGCATAAATGCATATACCGTTACTCAAAATGTTATAAATGAACATGTTGACTTAGTATTAACAGCTAATATGAAGATTACTTCTATTCCTAGTGGTGATTCATATAAATCATTAGTAGGAGGTGCATTTCTTACTAATACCGGTATATTAGATGATTATGCTGAATATATAACAATTACAAGAGGAGAAGAATATAAAAATTTTGTATTCACTCGTACGGTTCCTAAAGAACAACTATATGTTGGTCAAACTTTTTCTATAGGATTAAATGTTCAAAGATTAATTAATATAAACTCAAGTGATGGTGCATATTATGTTGTAGATTCTCCTTCTGTTAATGGAGTATATTATGAAGGTAATTCTTCATTTAATATTTCTACAAATCCTCTTCCAACCCCTCCAATCATAGTATCAGGAAGCTCTAATCTATTTTACACATCATCATACCCATCTTCTGGTAGTTATCTATTTGTAACTAATTCCGCAGTAATTAATTATTACGACTCAAAAAATATATATCAAGAAGATATTTCTGGATCGCTGTTTAATAAAATCTCACTTCCATTTTCATTTGAAGTAGGAGATGAATTTAGATTTGGTGGGAATGAAGATAATGTATATATGATAAATGAAGTTCAAGGAAATGTATATTTTCAATATAATCCCTCTAATCCTGCAGTTAGTGCATCTGCTATACAAATCAAATTGGACAGACAAATATCAGGTTCATATATTGATGTAAATCAATTTTTAGTAAGAAGATATGTTGATGATGCTAGTATGATATTACTCGACGGTTTTCAACCCGAAGGCTCATCTGGCCCATATATTCTTAAACCAGAATTTGTTACTCCACAATTGAATGGTAATATAAATACATATATTAATAATCTTACCGAAAAAGGCCTACTTTAATCATATTTATAATAAAATAAAAAACAAATGGGATATTTAAATAATAGCGTTATAACAGTAGACGCAATTTTAACTACAAAAGGAAGACAGTTATTAGCACAAAATGACGGTTCTTTTAGAATTACTCAATTCGCACTAGCAGATGATGAAATTGACTATACAATGTATAATCCTACTCATCCATCTGGATCAGCATATTATGGGGAAGCAATTTTAAATATGCCTCTATTAGAAGCATTCCCTTCAGAAACCCAAATTATGAAATATAAATTGGTTACTTTACCTAGAGGGACAGCTAAATTACCCATATTATCTATTCCTGCATCTATTGTTCAAGCTCAAGGTTCATCACTATCTATTACTCCTCAAACATTAAATTATTTTGGAGGAAATACATATGAATCTGCAGGATATACTTTTACTATTTCTGATGTACGTTTATTTAATACATTTGAAGGAGTAGGTATTAATACAACTTCTGCTCAAGCATTAAATTCTACAACTACATTAGGTACTAATGTTTCTAAAACAGTTGTAGGTACATCTTTAAATATGAGATTTACTACTGTTAATACATTATTTGGGAATAATGATAAATTATACGCCACATTAACTGTAGAAGGTAGAGATAGTGGAGCAAGAGTAACAATACCAGTAACTGTAACAAAAGCCGCATAAAAAATAATATAAAAAGATATGTCATTTAATCGTTTAGCACCTGAAGACTTTGTAATAAGTTCTGATTCAATAACTTCCACACTATGGTCAGGTGGAGCAGTAACTTTAACAAGTTTCTACACCTCATCAACTCAACAGGCCGGATCATCTGGAGATTTTTATTTAAATGTTTACCAATCTGATCCTATTTCTGCAGCAGACGCAGAAGTACAATTTGCTATTGCATATGGTAATAAACAAGGAAGTGGAAGTTCTTGGTATAATGGAGCAGTACCTGGTGCTTCTCCAACAAGAACTACTTATGGTCAATACAGAACCTTAATTCTAGGAGACGAAAATTCAGATTTTATTTTTGGAAACATTACAGCATCCGATTTTTGGGCACTTTCAATTGATAGAACTCGTTACAAACAATCTTTATTTCCTGGTTCAATGACATTACTACTTTCAGGTTCTGGAGGAGTAATATCATTAACAGATAATAGCCAATATGCTACATCCATTGTATTTAATGACGCTGGACGAGTTTATCAATTAATTAGTGGATCAGCTGGGACTATAGAGATTAATGCTGGAACCGACGCAAATGGATTTAGTCCTTCATCTGGTTCATATGGATATTTTCTTCCGGATATTGGGACAATTTTATTAAATCCGTTAGCATTATCTCAATCTATTCGTTTATCCCCTAGTAGATCTTCAAACTCAGATGGAGATAATTATCAAAGACTATATAATGCTATTAACGGAAGTACATCTCAGTTTTTCCAATTAAATAGTCAAGAAACAATTTCATCTGATTATATATTCATTAGAGCAAGAAATGCTGAATTTAATTATTCAGAAAACCCAAGCTATATTTCAGGAAGTACAGGCGAGATAATTTATAATTCATTTATAAATAATCCACAAACATTCCCTACAACAATTGGTTTATATAACGATAACAACGAATTACTAGCGGTTGCTAAACTTTCAAGACCACTATTAAAAGATTTTACAAAAGAAGCACTAGTAAGAGTTAAATTAGATTTTTAAAATCAATGAGCGCTTACAAGCAACTTTTAACTTCTGACATAATTGTTACTCCATTTGAGGTAAGCAAAGAGTTTACCTTTTATGGGGGCAGTTCTCTAGTTGATCTAAACATAGGAATAGATAGATTATTAGGTCAAAACATAGTTGGAACCTTATTTAATCCATTATCCGATCCTACTACAGGAAATTTAGGAACTCAATATCGAAGATTAGTTTATAGTTCAATTAAAGAACTATATTATTCAAATTATTTAACATGTGATTATGGAGATATACTCAACCAACCAGTTCTTATCCCAGGTAATGATGAAGCAGGAAATGTGTTTGTAGGTTTAACCACAAATCCTCAATATTATAATTATCTTCAAACTACTTTATCATATCCAAGATATTATCCTACCTCATCCGGAGCATATGTAGGAGTTATTTCTATTCCTGCTCGTTTATTTGGAGATTATATCAAACCAAATACATTTAGATTTGATGCAGGAGCAAACTATTTAGTAGATGATGGAGAAGGAAATATACTAAATAGTAGTGGCTTAATAGTAGGAAATATATTCTATCCTCATGGGGTTATTACTATAACTTCTGCTTCTTTTGGTACTATAAATTCATTTATATCAAATACTAATGTAACTTGTTCATTTAATAGTTCATACAAAATATATGAAACACAATATAAATGTACAATCAGAGAAAATGAATATAATTACACATTAAATCCAAGTTCATTTACAAGTACGAGTTCATCAATCCAGGGTGTCAGTTATAATATGTCTCCCTGTGATGTTGCTGCTTCGAGTAGTACAGAAATAACATTGAATCCTGGAGTACCATATGGTTTTATAACTGAATCATATTTTTCACCTTATATTACTACAATTGGGTTATATGATGAACAGCAAAATTTGTTAGCAATAGGTAAGTTGGCTCAACCATTACCTTCATCACCAACAACAGATACAACAATATTGATTAATATAGATAGATAATGTGGTTATACAAAGATAAAGTTATAGAAAATACAGAAGATATTCCTGAAAATACATTTGGTTTTATATACATAACAACTCATATGCCAACAGGTATATCTTATATAGGTAAGAAATCTTTAATTCATAATGTGAAGAAAAAACTTACTAAAAAAGAATTGGTCGAACAAACAGGTCCTGGTCGTAAACCACTAGTAAAGTTGTTCAAAAGGAATCGGATTGGAAAACATATTATGGTTCCGCAAAACCAATACTCGAGCTGTTAAAAGCAGGAAAACACGCAGAATTTACACGAGAAATACTACAGTTTGTTCCTAATAAAAAGTTATTAACATATTATGAGTGTAAGTACTTATTTAAATACGGTGTATTAGAATATTCTAATGAATATTTTAACGACAACATTTTAGGAAAATTTTTCACAAAGGACTTTTCAAACTAGGATATCCAAGATATCCTTTTTATATTGAATAAGTTATGGAAAATACTGCATTAATATATTTGATTGATTCAATTTTAGGTAAGAGTAAATCCACATCTAAAGGTAATAGAGCATACCATTGCCCTGAGTGTAAACATCATAAATTAAAACTCGAAGTTAATTTAGATGAAACATCTCAACATTTCCAATCATATAATTGTTGGACATGTGGTTTTAAGGGTAAAAAATTAACAACCTTATTTAAAAAAATAGAGGCGGATTTTGATAAAGTAAATCAATTAAAACTATTAGTTAAGTCCATTCCGAAGGATTTTGAAGGAAAAGTAGTTGAAACTAAAAAAGCAACGCTACCTAAAGAATTTATTTCACTAATTAATCCTCCAAGTAGTTTAACTGCAAAACACGCTTCACACTACTTAAAAACCCGAAATATAACTAAAGAGGATATAATTAAGTACAATATAGGATATTGTGAGTTTGGAAATTATTCAAACATGATTATCATCCCTTCATATGATTCAGAAGGAAATCTAAACTACTTCACTTCCAGAAATTTCAATAAAAATTCTTCCATCAAATATAAAAACCCAGATGTATCAAGAGATATAATTGGGTTAGAACTGTTTATAAATTGGAATACACCAATTACATTATGTGAGGGAATGTTTGATGCTATTGCTATTAAACGAAATGCTATTCCATTACTTGGAAAAACTATTCAAAATAGTTTAATGAAAAAAATCATTAATTCCTCAGTACAAAAAATATATATTGCACTAGATAAAGACGCCATTAAACAAGCGTTAAATTTCTGTGAAACATTGATGAATGAAGGTAAAGAAGTTTATTTAGTTGATATTGACGATAAAGATCCAAGTGATATGGGATTCGTTAAGTTTACTAACCTAATTCAAAATACGTTTCCGTTAACTTTCTCAAACTTACTTGAGAAAAAACTCCAAACAATATGAGTAAAATTAAGCATTCACATGGTCGAATTTTAGAAATATCTGATGACCATAAACAGATTACTTTACCGGATTCTAGGTATTACAGAAGAAATGGTGAATATTACCCTTCAGTAACGTATGTATTGAATTTATATCCTAAAGGAAAATTTTTTGAAGATTGGTTAAAAAAAGTAGGTTACGCCTCAGAACATATTGTTAAAAAAGCAGCAGAAGAAGGTACCCAAGTACATGAACTATGTGAAGCATATTTAAATGGAGAAGAATTATATTTTCTATCTCCAGTAGGTAAACCTCAATATCCTTCAAACGTATGGCAAATGTTTTTACATTTTGTAGATTTTTGGGAAGAACTATCACCAAAATTGATTGAAACTGAAGTACATTTGTTCTCACAAGAACTTAAAGTAGCAGGCACCTGCGATTTAATTGTTGAAATAAACGATGAATTGTGGTTATTGGATATCAAAACATCCAACCACATACATTCAACATATGAACTTCAAACCGCTGTTTACGGCCAATGTTATCTAGAATGTTTTGGTAAAAAGATAGATAGATATGGAGTGCTGTGGGTAAAGTCAAATAAACGTAAAGCTGCAAAAAATAAAATGCAGGGTAAAGGATGGGAAGTTCTAGAATCAGAAAGAACATTTGAAGAAAATATTGACATATTTAAAACCGTTAAGAAATTATTTGATTTAGAAAATCCAACATCATCTCCATCATTCGAATCATTCAGAACCACTGCAAAACGAAAAGATCTATAATATTTATAATGAGAGAGAATTGGGATTCCCAAATTCTTTTTCGTATATTGATATTATGATAAAACTTACTCAACTATTACAAGAAGCACTTTCAAACCCAAAAGCTATAATCATGGCTGGAGGTGCATCAGTAGGTAAATCTACAGTACTTAAATCGATTGATCCTATAATTAAGGATTTTGACAATCTAAACGCAGACAAATATGTTGAAGATAAGGATTCTCCAATGTATGGAAATTTAGCTGCTGCCGCTTCCCAAGTAAAAAAACAAGATTTACCAAACGCTATAAAAAATCAAAAGAATCTTGTTTACGATACTACTGCCGCTAATTTATCTACTTTACAACCAATTTTAGATGAATTAAATAGCAATGGGTACGATACAATGATGATTATGGTTTATGCTCACCCTATTGTTTCATTTTTAAGAAACTTTAAACGTGAACGTAAAGTACCAGCAGTTGGTGTTTTAGGAACATGGGCTAATGTGTATAATTTATTAGATGAATATAAAAATATATTTGGAGATAAATTTATATTAGTAAATTCCCCATCTGGACCTGAAGAACAAAAAGAAATAGCCAATTTTGAACAAGCATATCAAGATGGCAAACTACCAGAATATTTTAATGATTTACTGTCTACAGGAGAATTTGCTTCTACTTTTAAAAAAGACGATTCAGATTTATCTCCAGAAGAAAAAGCAAAAAGAGAAAAACAAAGAGAAAATACTGGTAAAATATTAGAAAAAAATATTAAAAAAATTTCTACCACATATGGGGATATTCAATCTAAATTAGACCCAATTGATAGTAAAGAGTTGCCTAATATTGTTAAAAACTTTGTTAAATGAATTTTTTAGTTAGAGAACTTATACAACCTATATTGGAGGATTTTCAAATTGAAATGCCCCAATCTAATGAGGTAGTAGCTTTGTTTGGTGGTGGATTTAAACCACCCACAAAAGGACATTTTGATGTTGTTAAGCAAACACTTGAAGATTATCCAAATATAACTGAATTTCAAATAGCAGTAGGAGGAGGTACTAGAGATGGTATTACCCCTGAAATGTCTATGAAAATTTGGGAAATATACAAACCATTACTTTCAGATAAAGTAAAATTAATTTCATCTATATCTCCACTTACATATATTAAAGACTATATTAAAGAAAATCCAGATACAGAAATATACACAATAGTAGGTACCAGAGAAGGTGATGAACAGGATGCTAAAGATTTTGAACAACGTAAATCTTTATATAAAAGATATGGAAATAAAGTTAATGTTATAAAATCAGAAAGTGAAAACGGTATTAGTGGAACTAAAGCACGTAAGGCATTATCTAATGATAACTTTGAAGAATTTATAAAGTATTTACCTAGTGAATTAGATTCTGCTGCTCAACAACAAGTATG